CTAGCTAACAAATAACAGGATTTGACCTTTATTCAAAGTTCTGCTATAATACTATTTTAACGCACAAAAAGGAGCCAACCGTGAGTGCAATTCGAATCGTTAGTGGTGAGTATCGTAACAAAAAAGTTAGCAATGCTACATTTAGCCTGGTAAAAGGATTCCAGACTGGTGCCAAAGGCGGATATGTTACTGTAAAAAGTAATGGACATTTTGGTCCAGATTTTGACGTTGTTCGCATTCGTGTAAATAACATTTCTGACATTGAATACGTAAATGGAGTAGACCCTGTGACAGCACACACACCGCAGATTGAAGTTTCAACACACACAGAAACTGAAGAACAGGCAATGACTCGTATTCGCGAGCGTTTTGAAATTCTTACAGAAATGACCAAGGCCGCAACAGCCGGCGATATCCGTGCCATGATTGTGTCAGGACCTCCAGGCGTGGGCAAGAGCTTTGGCGTGGAATTGGAAATTGACAAGGCCACCATGTTTGATAAACTGGCAGGCAAACGACTTCGTGCAGAAGTTGTCAAAGGCTCAGCCACCCCAATTGGCCTGTATCAGACTCTGTACAAGTATTCAGATGAAAACTGTGTGCTGGTGTTTGATGACTGTGACTCAATCTTGTTGGATGACGTTGCACTGAACCTGTTGAAAGGCGCCTTGGATTCAGGCAAGAAGCGCAAGATTTCCTGGTTATCAGAATCCAGCAGCCTGCGCCGTGAAGGCATCCCAGACAGTTTTGAATTCAAAGGCAGTGTGATTTTTATCACCAATTTGAAGTTTGACAAAATGAAATCGCAGAAATTGCGGGATCACCTGGATGCATTACAGAGTCGCTGCCATTACTTGGACTTGACGCTGGACACCATGCGTGACAAGATCTTGCGTATCAAACAAATTGCCAGCGATGGTGTGTTGTTTGCAGACTACGACTTTGAGCAGTGCCAGCAAGACGACATCATTGAGTTCATGAACTCTAATCAGAATCGACTGCGTGAAATGAGCCTGCGTATGGCGCTGAAAGTGGCAGACTTGGTAAAGAGCTTTCCTGCAAAATGGCGCCTAATGGCAGAGACAACTTGCATGAAGCCAGCACAATGACATGAGTTTTTCTGGGCCTAGGTTGGCTCCTGCCCAGATTTCACAGTCGCCCCTAAAAAAGGCGACTGTTTTTTTGACTTCTTGCAGCAATAAGTATATACTACAGTATGGCTCAACAATACTTGCACATTGAACTTGGCACAGATGCCTTTATACTTGATTTTGAAATACATCAGACATCTATTGCCAGTGCCTGGGTTGAGAGAATGGGGGCCAGAGAATCGTACCCATTAGATCATCCCAAAAGATTTTATGGGTTTGACTCTCAAGAACAAGAACAATCACGTGCTGAACAAATGATAATGGATTGTATTACAACAATCAATGCCCATGAACTCATCATTGATCGTGAATTTGCCTGGAACCAAGATTGTTTAAATTATCTCCATAATATATTTGAAAGATATCATGGATTATTGGATCAGCAAGATCATGATTTTTGGCATCGTGCTCCATTAACAGTTCGTCGGGCTCTAGCAGAATTAAATCTAGCTGTACACCGATGCGAATCAATTAGAGACCAGTTGCCGAGATTTGTTTGCACATGGTATGGCATGCCCAAAATTAAAAAATTAACCAACGAACAAATGAGTCAGCACGGCAACATACGTCCAGGATTTGGTTCAGTGTGTATCAACTATGCAGAAGTAGGTAAAACACTTGAATATCTTGCTCACGATAATGATAATTACATAGGTGATGATGCATTCCGCCCATTTCAGCATTACAGCGCAGATTTTGTAGTGAGATTATTTGAATATTCACACGAGCATGTGGCACAAACATTAGAAAACATGCAAACATACTATCACCAACATCATGAATTTTTTATATCTCGTGGACTACCAAATTTCAATCATCCACAGTTGTTGCCATTGCGATTTCCAGTAGCACAATTGATTGAAATCATGCCGCGTGAACAGTTGCTGGATCAAATAAAACAAAACCAATACATTACTCGAGTTTATATAGATGAAACAATGCACCATAGTAATACGAGATGAAGTCAACATCAAGATAGAAGGACTTGATCTAGATTGCCGCAAGGCTCTGGTTACGGCTTTCAAGTATGAAAACCCAGCAGCACGTTATCTGCCTGCGGTACGGCTGGGACGCTGGGATGGCAAGATTGCCTACTTCCAGTTGGGTGGCAGCACCTATGTGAATCTCTTGCCCGAGATTCTGCCCATACTTGATAAATTTGACTACAATCCGGTGCTGGATGATCAACGTGAGTATGCCACTTCTTTTGACTTTGCAGCAGTGTCTGAGAATCATTACAGTCACGTGCTGTGGCCCCGGACTCATCCAGCTGCTGGCCAGCCCATGGTGCTGCGTGATTATCAAGTGGAAATCATCAACAAGTTTCTGACCAATCCGCAGTGCATACAAGAAGTGGCCACAGGCGCAGGCAAGACCATTATCACAGCAGCCCTGAGTGATGCAGTCAGTGCCTATGGTCGCAGCATTGTGATTGTGCCCAACAAGAGTCTTGTGACGCAAACCGAGCAAGACTACATCAACATGGGACTGGATGTGGGCGTGTATTTTGGCGATCGTAAAGAATACAATCGTCAGCATACCATATGCACCTGGCAGAGTCTCAACAACATGATGAAGCTGACCAAGACTGGCGAAGCAGAAATAACCATTCATGAATTTATACAAGATGTGGTGTGTGTGATTGTGGACGAGGTTCACATGGCCAAGGCTGACGCACTCAAGACCTTGCTGACCGGAGCCATGAGTCAGATTCCGTTGAGATGGGGCCTGACCGGGACAGTGCCAAAAGAACTGTTTGAAAGCCAGGCCCTGTTGGTTAGTCTGGGTCCTGTGGTCAGTCGACTCAGCGCCAGCACACTACAAGATGCAGGAGTACTAGCACAGTGCCATGTGAACATTGTGCAACTGGTGGACCATGTGGAATACGCTGACTATCAAAGCGAGCTCAAGTACCTGCTGGAAGAATCGGGGCGACTAGACACCATGGCAGAGCTGATCCGTAAGATAAACGAAACAGGCAACACCCTAGTACTAGTAGACAGGACCGAATGTGGGCGACAACTAGTAGAACGCCTGGGGGACAAAGCTGTGTTTGTGTCTGGTGCCACCAAGTCAAAAACACGTCAGGACGAATACAACCAGGTGGCGGACGCCACGGACAAGATCATTGTGGCCACCTATGGTGTGGCTGCTGTGGGTATCAACATACCGCGCATCTTTAATCTTGTGCTGGTAGAGGCCGGCAAGAGCTTTGTGCGTGTGATACAGAGTATTGGACGTGGTATTAGAAAAGCCGAAGACAAGGATCATGTGGAAATCTGGGATATCACCAGCACCTGCAAGTTTGCCAAGCGTCACTTGACCAAACGCAAACAATTTTACCGAGAAGCCAACTATCCATTCTCTGCAGAGAAACTGGAGTGGATGAAGATCAAATGAAAAAGAAGTTGCTGGTAGTAGGGGATAGTTTCATGCGTCCTGACGCCAATTACCCAGGACAACACTGGAGCGAAATGCTGCCTGAGTATGAGATACTCATGCATGCTGTTTCAGGATCTAGCAATGGCATAGTTGCCTGGCATTTTTTTGAAGGACTAAAGCTATCTCCGGACGCTGTGGTTCTGGGATTTACCATACCCAACAGAATTGAATTTAGACTAGACGCCAAAAAAGATCACTATAATAGACTCTGGACAACCAATGCACATCAGGATCTAACTGCAGACCAACGCCTGGCAGTGGATTACTATCTGACCACAGCAGATGAACAGATGCTGCTGTTCAAGGCCTGCGTTCAGGCCAGATGTATGTTGTTGGAATGCCAGCAACGTGGCCTGCCATTTGCCTATTCCTTGAACTGTTTGTTCAACAACTTGGCTGTGTTGCCATATCCATCAAGTCCTGAAGTCAGAGATCTGCTGGGAGAATTTGCTCCGCATGAATGCACCAATTTGGCCACCTACCAGGGTTTTAAAATGAATCCAGGATTTCATACCGACGATCCTGTCTGGCAGAAACGAATGGCCACAGAAGTTGCTCACATACTCACAACGGTTGACTTCAGTTAACAAACTCTATATAATAAAATCATGCGTATACTAACCCTTGACAACAAACCCTATGATCTAGATCATTTGCCCGACGAAGTAGATGACATGCGTTTTGCTATCCTGGACAACAGTAACCCACAAGATCCAGATTATCACTACATTCCTTTGATATTCTTAGAAAGCTTCAGCGCACCTGCCCTGGTGTTGCAAATAGGCGATGCCAGAATCAAAATGCCCGTGGACTGGCAAATTCTAATAGGTGAACCTGATCTAGGTGACCTAGAAATGCTGCCCTTGACCAGTATCAATGATCGTGGTTTTAATGTGTTCCAGTTCAATCCTCTCAGCAGCTTTAGGCCCAGTTTTCCACCCATTGAGATCATTGACGTTTATCAAGAAGTATCTTGGTATGCACCCAAACTCAAGAATGGACAGATGCTGTGTGTGCCCATCAACGATGCTGAACAACCTGATTGTGTATACTTTGTAAAAGACGTCAGCCGCAACTGCGAAATAGTTGACTACAACAAGGCCTGGTAACTTATGCCCTATACAGAACCTGAAGTATTTGTAACAATCAATCGCTTGGCTAGACTGTTTTTAGAAAGCTATCCTGAAGATCGCGAAGGCCTAGAACGATTCCTGCGTTGGGCACATGTTCAGTACGGGTATCAATATGGGTAGCCTTGTGCCTGGTGTGCCCTTGATCTACGAGCGTGTGGAAGATACTGTGTATTCCAGACGTGTGGGCGAACTTGCTCGCACAGTGGTGGGCCAGGATTATGATCCCAGAACCAATAATGGTAGACCCGTGTATGATCATATACAGGAAGATAAAATGTGGGGAGATATTCGGCGAACGGCCCGGACCAATCCCACTTTACAAGATGCTCTGGAACGTGCTATAATGATTTATCAACTGAGCAAGACCTCGTGACTGATCCTTTAAATTTTGTCAATGTCGCTAACGTTCCGGGACAGGATACCTGGCAGTACATTGATGATAATTTTTTACATGTGTGCAGAGATAAATCTGTAGTGGAAATTGGGCCGTTTGACGGATGGATAAGTGAGAGAATCATGAACCATCAGCCTCGACAACTTACCCTGATCGAAGCAAGAAAACAATCAGTCGATCGGCTTCGATTAAATCCCAAATTAAAATCATGCAAGGTGTTGCTTGGAGATATGCATTATGATTTGAATCAAGTTGGGTATGTGGATGTGGCCATAGTCATGGGAGTGATTTATCATAGTCATGCACCGTTGCTGATGCTGGAAGAATTGATCAATCAGTGCAATCCTCAGACTATCTTGCTTGACAACCCTGGACAAATTTTTAAATGGACTAAAGAATTGGTCAATGATCCGGGTATGCGACACACAGTTTCAGACAGAAAGACTTGTGGAATTGTGATAACAATCGATGAAGACATCATAGTAACAGCCATGACCAATCTTGGTTATCGATTGCATATGAAACAGATTTTGCCAGGAACTTTGAGTCAAAAAGTAGGATGCCCTATATATCAATTTGAAAGAATACATGGATAAACTACACATTTCAAACGAGATGCGCCAACTGGACGTCAAGAACAGAGGCTTCTATGATGAACTTGATTCAGATGAGCGCAAGAAATTCTCGACATTTTTAATGTTGCGCTGGGGTTCGGCAGTGGACGGTGCTCAGGAACTGCAAGAATACTATGTGCAGAGCTGCAACCACTATCTCAACAAACACTTTTTTGACATAGGCCGCCATCCCAAACTGCAATGGCTGTGTGCTACTGCAATGAGTCCAGGCATGGGCACAATGCGGCATCCCTGGATTGCCCCCAAGAAAAAAGTCGCAGGGCTCGGTGCCAAGCGCCGAGCCTTGATGGAAATATATCCCACCTACAAGGATGACGAGATTGACGTAATGGCACAATTGGTCACACAAAAAGAACTAGACGCATACAATCGAGACTCGGGTAATACCACAAAGTAATCAGCATGACCCATGTGTGTGAATACTGCAAAAAAGAGTTTGTGAGGGAGACCTCTATTCAAGCGCACATGTGTGAACCCAAACGTCGGCGTCGCGAGCGTGACGAGCCGGGGCCAAGACTGGGATTTCAAGCCTACATTCGCTTTTATGAAAACATGGCAGGATCAGCCAGAAACAAGTCACACGATACCTTTTGTGAAAGCAGTTACTATCGTGCGTTTGTGAAGTTTGGGCACTACTGTGTGAACACTCGAGTGATCAATCCGGAAAGATTCATGGCCTGGCTGTTGAAGAACAATCGCAAGATTGATCACTGGTGCAGTGACAAGGTGTACACAGAGTACCTGGTGGATCATCTAAAGGTAGAAGCAGTGGATGATGCACTCACACGAGCCATAGAGTTTGGTATAGACTGGTCAGAAAAAAACGCCAGCCCTGCACATGATTGCATGCGGTATGGCAATGCCAATGTGTTGTGCTATGCTGTAACAGCAGGTAGAATAAGTGCCTGGGTAATTTACAATAGTGAATCGGGGCAGAAGTTTCTGAGTGAACTAGATGCCACACAGGTCAGTATGATATGGCCTTATATTGACAGCGATGCCTGGCAAAAGCGATTTCAGGATAGACCCCAGGATCAGGCCTATGCCAAGAACATTTTGAAACAAGCAGGATGGTAACATGATCACCAACATTTACGGCACAAGTCCATACATCACAGTAACAAGCTCTGTTAATGGACCATACATCAGTCCCGGTGCTGCCAGTGCAGGCCTAGTGCGATACCACAACAATCAAACGCAAGTGTATGATGGCAATGCCTGGCTCGCCTTGGGCGGCAGCTCTAGCGTGGGTCTTACCGCCATGGCCGACGAAGCACTTGCCTGGGCAATAAAAAAGATGGCACAAGAGAGAGCAGCTCAGGATCTGGCACAAAAGCATCCTGCTGTGGCTGATGCCATTGATGCTGTGCGTCTAGCCGAACAGCAATTGCAAACCGTTGTGGCGTTGTGTACAGTATGAGCGCAGATATCGACATTGACTTTGCTGATCGCGAACATATACTGAAATTGATTCAGCATACACCTGCACGGCAGATCACAGATGGTAGACCTAGACGTCACAATTCAGGAGTGTATGTCACAGACATTCCACAAGATCCTGTGAATCACTGTGCTGCCATAGACTACGAGT